GTGATAACGCCCATGCTGCCGCTGCTGACCGAGTACGGCTACATCATAAACGAAAAGGTCAGCAGGAACTACTTCGATATGACCTTCCTCGGCAGCACCAACAGGGTGTACCTTTTCGGCGGCAAGGACGAGGGCTCCGCGGCGCTGATACAGGGAATGACTCTCTCGGGAGTATTCTTTGACGAGGTAGCTCTCATGCCGCGGTCTTTCGTTGAGCAGGCACTTGCACGATGCTCTGTCAGCGGCTCGAAAATGTGGTTCAACTGCAATCCCGACAATCCCTCCCACTGGTTCTACAATGAGTGGATAAAGAAGCTAAAGCAGAAAAACGCTCTCTATCTTCACTTTACCATGGAGGACAATCCCTCGCTGACAAAGAGGGTCAGGGAGCGCTATGAGCGTATGTACTCGGGCACATTCTACGACCGATTCGTGCTGGGAAAATGGACTGCCTCACAGGGCGTGGTCTATCCCATGTTCAGCGCGGAAAAGCACGTTTTCAGCGGCGATATAAGCTGCGAGAGATATGTCATCTCCTGCGACTACGGCACCGTAAATCCCTCGTCCTTCGGGCTGTGGGGACTCAGCGGCGGAGTCTGGTACCGACTCAGGGAGTATTACTACGACTCCCGACGGGAGGGCTCATCACGCACCGATGAGGAGCACTACGCCGCTCTTGAGGAGCTTGCAGGCGACAGAGCCGTGGAAAAGGTCATAGTTGACCCGTCTGCCGCCAGCTTTATCGAATGCATAAGACGCCACGGAAAATTCCGCGTGGTAAAGGCGGATAACGACGTTATATCGGGCATCCGTCAGGTCAGCACAGCTCTGAAGCAGGGCAGGCTCCGCTTCCATGAGTCCTGCCGCGACATCATCAGGGAGTTCTCACTGTACTGCTGGAACGAGAGGGCAGGGGCGGACGCTCCCGTAAAGGAAAACGACCACGCAATGGACGATATGCGCTATTTTGTGGCGGATATGGTCAGGTCACAGGGCGGCGGCGAGCTCATTGCGCTGTCCGTAGCCCGATAAGAACGTGACGCCGTTCAGTACGAAAGAAGGAGGAATTATGAAGCTTTTTCAGAAGAAGAACGCTCCGAAAAGCGCTCCCGAACTAATAGGCGCACAGCGCGGCTGCGCGGAGGGATTTGACCTGCCTGCCGCTGTACAGCCCTATGAAAAGGAGCTCTATGACAGGCTCCGCTGTGCAGTTCCCATAATCGACGCAGCCATCATGAAGATAATCAGGCTCACGGGCGGATTCCGCGTCATATGCAGCGATGAGAGCTTTCAGCAGGAGCTGGACAGCTTCCTTGCAGGAGTCCCCGTAGGTCTTACGGGGCGGTCGGTGGGCTGCTTCGCGGACAACTTCCTTGACAGCCTGCTCACCTACGGCAGGGCTGTTGGGGAGATAGTCACGGACAATGAGCAGCGCCGTATCGCAGGGCTCTGGAACGGGGATATCTCCAAAATACGCATATCTTCGGGAGCAGACCCGTTCAGCAGGAGCTACGAACTCAGGGCTCCAGACGGCACAAGCCGCAGGATAGCCCACCCCGAGCGCATAGTCTACGCGGAGCTGACGGGCGGCAATTCGCTGCTCAGAGGGCTTCCGTCACTCAGCGGCATCCTCATGAGGATATATCAGTGCATAGGTCAGAACTACGACCGTGCAGGCAACATCCGCTATGCAGTGACCTACAAGCCCACAGGCGAAGCCTCGGACGTAATGTTCACCCGTGAGAGGGCTCAGCAGATAGCCCGTGAGTGGGCAGACGGCATGAACTCGGCGAAATACGGTCAGGTAAAGGACTTTGTTGCGGTGGGCGACGTTGATATAAAGGTCATCGGAGCCGAAAACCAGCTCTTTGATACCAATGTGCCCGTAAGGCAGATACTTGAGCAGCTCATCGCAAAGCTGTCCATACCGCCATTTCTGCTGGGACTGTCGTGGAGCTCTACGGAGCGTATGTCATCACAGCAGGCGGATATACTCACCTCTGAGCTGGAGTATTACCGCCGACTTCTCACTCCCGTCATCTGCGACGTGGGAAACGCCTATCTTGCTTCTATCGGAGCGGAGGCAGCCTGCACAGTGGAGTGGGACAACATCAATTTACAGGACGAAACAGCCCTTGCAGAGGCAAGGCTGAAAAACGCACAGGCGAGGGAAATTGAGCTTCGCCTTGAAAAGAATTAAAACGGAGGATGAATTATGTATAACGATATCAAGCTTGAAAAGGGTCTTTACAATCTCAGCGGCAAGTCTTTCACAGCCGCTCTCGAGGAGCTTGACCCCTCCTCGGCATATGCAGGAACTCCTCTTGAGAAGCTGGACGCTTTCGAGAGACAGCTCAAGCGCTTCAACATCAGGATCAGCGGTCAGGACTGCGATTGCGTGGAGAAGTTCTTCTCGACCACCGAGACAGCGGTCCTTTTCCCCGAGTTCGTAACACGCTGCATCAGAAAGGGCTTCGACGAGACGGTGCTCAGATCGGTATGCGCCGCAAAGACAGTCTGCGCCAGCAGCCAGTATCTGGGCTGTGTACTTGACGATAAGGCAGCCTATTCCACAACCGCAGAGGCAACAGCTCTCCCCGAGGCAACAGTGAGAGAGGGCGCAGAGGCTACCGTCCTTGAGAAGTTCGGCAGACTCATCAGCGCTTCCTACGAGGCTATCCGCCAGCAGAGACTTGACGTTTTCGGCGTTATGCTCAGAAGCGTGGGCGTAAGACTTGCCGCATCCGTTGTGAAGAAGGCTGTGGAGGTACTTGTGGAGGGCGTTGAGCCCATCACTACAGAGGCGCTCACCTATGACGACCTTGCTGCACTTTACGGCGAGTTCGACTGCTTCGATATGACTACGGTCATCGCTTCTCCCGAGCTGGCTTCCAAGATAGCAGCCATGGAGCAGCTCAAGGACTGCGCCGCAACTCCCGACGGAAGGCTCATTCTTCCCTTCGGTGCGGAGCTCATCAAGACCTCTGCTGCGGGAGCTGATACTGTTATCGGTATCGACCGCGATTTCGCTCTGGAGTTCATCACCAGCACCGACCTTGTCATGGAGACCGACAAGCTCATCGACCGTCAGCTCGACCAGATGACAGTGTCCGTGACCTGCGGCTTCAGAAAGATAACTCCCGAGGCAGTAAAGGTGCTCACTGTGGAGGCAGGAGAGTAAGAGATCAGTTGTTAGTGCTTAGTGCGGGGCGATGAAGACATCGCCCCCTACATTGAATGTCTATTCCGAAAGGAGATATTATGGACAATATCATTCTCGATAAGAT